AATCCGCCCAAATGTTGGAACTTTATAGTAACGTTGATTATATCTATAATAAAGATACTGTTTTTCGGTTTTTTGAAACATAATATTATTTGTATGTAAATCATTATGAGTAAAATGAAATACTTTTTGGTAAACAATAAGCATCATGACAACTTGAAATAAACAAGCTCTCCATTCATCCGTAGACATTTCATTTTCTTCACATAGTAAAGAATCAAGGGTTCCATCCAAACATTCTAAACAAATAATTTGTGTAGGAAAATTAAACAAAACACTATTCACCTCAATTTCTGAATCTAGTGTTCCTTCGCTACTTGAATAGTCGTCTTCGTCATTGTCATCACTATTTTCCGGACTACAATCATCAGATGACTCTGCGTTACCGTCTTCGGATTCACTATTATTAGTATTCGATGATCTAGATGAACAAGTAGAATCGGTTTTTCTTGATTTACTTGTTGGCAAGTCAAATTCAAATACTAAGTCAGGTTTTGTTAGTTGAATATTTGAAATATCGGAGAGATGAAACACTTGTTTAAAATCATCTTCATTAATAGAAGATACATCTTTATTTGAAACTCTATCACCAATATTCAGCTTTTTTTTATAATTTCTTGTATCATAATCCATTAGAATACCCATGTCTAAGTTTTCTATTTTAAAATGTTCATTTTGATTTTATGAAAATAAGTAGAATCGTGTAAATAATCTATATCATCAGCAATATTGTAATTAAATTCTTTTTGAATACCCAAAAATGAACCAAAGAAATCCAATCCATGAGGAAAATAGCAGTTATGATAAAGCTGACTTGTTAAATAGGAAAAAAAACTATCGACATAAGCAGAATTATTTGGGTCTAAAACTTTTTTGTGACAGTTACTTTCATTTAACTCTGGTAAAGAAGTCTTTTTGGTTTCTCCTAAATCTTTATATTTACCAACCATGAACTTCACTGGATCTAATAATGGAGAGAATTTAAAAAAACAAAGCTTATTTTGTTTTTTATCACCAGAGTCAATTATACAATTATATTTATTGCGTTTATTAGTTTGTTCAACTTGGATAATATGAAAATGGTGATTCAAATTTAAATTTTTGTAATTAGATTCTTTTAAGGAAAAAAACTGTTTGTATAAAGGAATAAAATTTTGAACATTTGTTATTCCTACATTTCTAAATGATTCAAAAAGGGCGCTATTATCGTTTTTTTTATAATACAAGTCAAACATTAGTTTTATTAGATAAAATTAATAATATCTTTTAACTTATTTATTTGCGTAAATTTAATATTATTTTTAATATCATCGAAAATTAATATGAATCTTGAATTAAAAAAATTCGATATGAAAAACATCAAATTTGATTCCAAAAAGGCTTCTGGTCCTGTTATTGTTTTGATTGGAAGGAGAGATACAGGTAAATCATTTTTAGTAAAAGATTTACTATATCATCATCAAGATATTCCTATAGGTACAGTAATTTCCGGAACGGAAGCAGGAAATGGTTATTATTCAAAAATGGTTCCAAGATTGTTTATTCACGATGAATATAATAGTGCTATTATTGAAAATATTCTTAAAAGACAGAAAATGGTAATCAAACAAATTAAAAAGGAAAATGAAGCATATGGAAGATGTAATATTGACGGAAGAGCTTTTGTTATTTTAGATGATTGTTTATATGATAATACTTGGGCAAGAGATAAATTAATGAGACTTTTGTTCATGAATGGTAGACATTGGAAAATTATGTTAGTAATCACGATGCAGTACCCTTTAGGAGTTCCTCCAAATTTAAGAACAAATATCGATTATACTTTTATTTTGCGCGAACCTTATTTGACAAATAGAAAAAGGATTTATGAAAATTTTGCCGGTATGTTTCCTACCTTTGAGAGCTTTTGTCAAGTCATGGATCAGTGTACAGAAAACTATGAATGTTTAGTTGTTTCAAATAATGCGAAATCCAATAAATTAGATGATCAAATTTTTTGGTATAAAGCGGATCCTCATAGAGATTTTAAATTAGGTTCAAAAGAGTTTTGGGAGATGAGTAAAGATCTAGGCTCAGATGATGAAGAAGAATCATTTGATCCAAAGGCACAAAGAAAAGGCCCGCGTATTAATGTAAAGAAAAGTAAATGGTAATTAAACTCTGTTTTGAACTTTGTCAAAGTTTCCACCTCCTAATCCACCTTTATTCTCCAAGTTTTTTCTATAAAAGGCTTTGTAATCAAATGAGCAGTTATGACTTTCGGCGCTTGAATGTAAATTACAAAATCTTTTTTCACACCGACAATCATAAGCTGTAATTGGTAATTTCTTCTTACAACCTTCCATTTGACATCGTTTCGGTTTCTTTTTCTTCCCCTTATTTGGTTTTTCAACCTTTGGTGCTTTTTTTTCAGCTACATTTTCAAAATCCACTTTTTTCGTCATAGGTGGCAGTTTATCATTAATTGTAAATGTAGGTTTACAGTTGTCAGTCATCTTTATTTGTATATATATAAATTATTCTTGTAAATCAATTTATATATAAGTATTTAAGCTTTCTTTTCGGCGACTTCCATTGCTATAGAATCCTTTTCTTTTTGATTTTCCTTTTCCTTTTTATCAGTTTCTCTCGTTCGAACATTGTTACCTTCAAACAATTCTTTACGAATATCCGCAGAAGAAACAGTGTCATTTAACCCTGACTCAGTGGTATTCATATTAGCCACACCAACCAAATTGCCGTCAGAATCGATATTTTGAGTCAGTTTATTACCACTCTCCTTAGCAATCTTAACATTCTCCTCAATAGCAGCTCTTTTTGCCTCTTTAACTCGCTTCTCAAAAGCAACCTTTGCCTCTTTCTCATTCTGATTCTTCTCGTGCATAAGCTGATTAAGTTCATCTTCCAAATATTCAACACGACCAGTTTTGTAAGCTTGTGGATTCCAAGGCATCCATAATCCAACTGGGCCTACATAAACGTCATGGTTTGGGTCAACTTCTCTAAGCATTCTACATCTTAGTTCCGCTTCTTGTTGAGTCGGATAAGCTCCTCTTACCTTGATTCCTCTTGTGCTAGTTTGAAAATTATATCTTTCCAAAAACTCTTGTTCTAACTCGTCTTCTTTAGCATCTAAAAAGTTTTTGTAATCATCGGCTATTGTTGTTTGTGCCAAATCATCTGCTTCTGATTTAGTATATTCTTGAAAATCTGTCATAATCTTATCAAAATTCAAATTATATTTAAAAGATATAAAATTTAGAAACTGAGTAAATTTTTGTGTTGATTTTGAAAAATCCCAGTGTTTTAGGAATTGTTCAAAGTAAAACACTTCTTTTTGCTTTAAAATATTCTCTGGCGAAACAAATGAAACACATACGAATTTTTGACCAGCGATTGGCTTATCTTCCTCCAGTAAATCAACATATTTAGGATTTTTTGTCCCATCACTATTTAGTTGTTTTTGTGCCATTATAGTTTATTTTTATCTATTTTATTTTAAACTATTTTTTTGGATATATATATTTTTTTTTTCTTGACGAATTATATAAAATGCTCGGACAACTTGGACAGGTTTTAGACATTGGCGAACTCGTCAGACGCATCGTTAAATACGTTGTTGAAGGTATCATGGTTGCTATCGCAGCCTACGCTATCCCTAAGCACTCAATGAAACTTGATGAAGTCATGCTTATTGCTTTGACTGCTGCTGCCACATTCAGCATCCTTGACACTTATGTTCCATCCATGGCTGTCAGCGCCCGTTCTGGTGCTGGATTCGGTATTGGAGCGAATCTTGTTGGTTTTCCACGCGCCTAAGTGTTAATTTCATATAATTTTTATTAATTTAATAAGAATTATATTGTCGGTATAAATTCCCAATGAAGTTCTTTACAAATTTTTTTCCAAATATCATCTTGTTCAATCCTTTTTACAGGGTCTTTTAACATTGGAAAAAATGCCAAAAAATGAATTTCTCCTAGCAACTCACACATTTTATATAAAACATAATAATAATTAAGAAAATTAACCCTATCATCTGGACAGTGTTTCGCATAAGGTTTTTGTATATCCATAAATAACGAACATAGGGTTTCTTCTAACCGAGGTTTCATAATAGGTGGTTTAATTCCTAATTTATCTTTAATAAATGGGATATGTTCGTAATACTTATTATAACCAAGTTTTTTTAATATATCTTTTGCTTTTTTATTTGTCATCTGTTTTAATGTAATTCTTTCCTTTTTTATTTGTAATCTAATATTTTTTAATACTTCATCCGGAATTTGTGTAGTTTCTTTTGCTTGAAATTGAGCCAAAATTTCTCTAAAATGATTTATTCTTTTATAAGCATAAAAGCATACTTCTTTAGGAGGTTCTTTATATGAAGGTTTTTCATGCTCAATAATAAATCTCACTTGATTTGAACATTCTTTACATATCATTACTCCTTCTGATTCAACTGGAATTAGTTCTCCACCACATTTTTCACAAATTTCATGTCGTAACACATAATCATTGATATTTAAAAAAGATTCATCAATGTTAGTCAAATACCTTTGCGTGTTATTTATTTCTGATTTTTTAGAAGTACTTGTTTCTATAGTTTTACTAAAAAAGGAATGTAAGACCTTAGTTTTACTGTCATTACCATCGGCTAATTCTTTCTTTTTTTCATAATAATCAAACACATATTTAGAATTATCTAATAAATAAGTTTTTTCCTTTTTGGCAAGTTCTTTGATCTTTTTATTACATGTTTTAATCTTATCTTTTAATTCTAGTTTTTTATCAAGAGTTAAATTCTCTTTTTTAAGCTTTCTTTTATATTGTAGCCTTTCTTGTATTAAATTTGGAATAATTACATCTGTGATTTTTTTAAATTCTATCATTTTTTCTTGGTGTTTGCTATCTACGGTAACATTCGACTTTTTTGAAACTAGAATTTTTTTATTAGCCTTGGGTTTAAAAGACGGCATTAATTAAATAAATTGCT